GGGGGGGGCCACTTGGCTGCTCGAGGACGCCAGCGACCTGATCCGGTACCGCTGCCCTGGATGGAAGACGGCTCCAGTGAACGTGCTCAAGCTGGTGGTGGCGCGCGTGGTTCTACGTGCCATGCGCTCCCGCCCGGCGGGCGTAGCGGATGATGCCTCTTCCGCCACGCAGACGACCGGCCCCTTCACCATGTCCACCAGCTGGGCTTCCCCCAGCGGTGACCTGTTCCTCACCAAGCAGGACCGGGATGACATCAACGGGGCCACGTCCGCCTTCTTCGGTTGCGCGGACACACTGTTCGGAGGCCAGGAATGACCTCGATCATGGACGCCTGGAAAGAGCCTGCTACTCTCCTACGTCGGTCGGAGCCGAAGCGTGACCCCCTGGGGGTTGCGTATCGGACTCACGACGTGCAGGAGATCGAGCTGAACCCGGTGTTGGTGGCGACAAATGAGTCCGCCAACCGGGAGGACACGGGCGAGGACTACGGCATCCGGGAGGAAATCACCGTCTACTGGGACGACCGAGACGATGCCCCCGGCGCCATTCTTCCCGGTGACAGGGTTCACCTCCGTGGCGGAACCTGGGAGCCAGTGGGTTCCCTGGTGGGGTACCCCCTGGGGGTGTACCTTCGTCTCCGGAAGGAGGAGCCTCGTGAGCGTTAAAGTGAAGTTCAGCAAGTCCGAGATTGAGCGCCTCCTGAAGGGGGAAGCGGTCCAGGGCCTGCTGGCTCGGAAGGCGGCGGACGTCGCTGCCCGCGCTGGTGAGGGCTTCACCTCGGGAGTCCGGGTGGGCCGGGATCGTGCCCGCGCCTACGTGGTGCCGGAAACGAGCAAGGCCCGCCGCAACCAGGCTAAGAACCACGTGCTCGAGAGAGCCGTTGGAGGAGGACACGCACGATGAGTCACCCACTTCCTGACCTGCAGAAGCTGGTCATCGATTACCTGAACGGTCCCGGCGTGGTCCGAGGCCTCGAGGGTGAACTGGAGGGGGCCACGGTGGGTGGGGTTCGCCCCTCCACTAAGAAGGACCCCAAGCCTTATGTTCTGGTGCTGGCGACGGGAGGCCCCGGCCAGCACGACCGTGTCCTGTACACGGCACAGATCACTGTCGACTCCTACGCACCCACCTCGTGGTGGGCAGGTGAGCTTGCTCGCCGCGTGGGGGACGCCATCCACGCCCTTCCGGGTGCGGATGGCCCGGTGGCGGTCGTGCAGTCCCCCGCTCCGGCGGAACTGCCCGATCCGGACACCGATCTACGTCGCTACACTGCGACGTATCAGATCACCGCAAAGTTAGGAGCATCTCATGGCGATCACTAACGCCGACAACGCTTTCATGGCCGGTTCCGAGAAGGACACGCTCTATCTCGGTCCGGCTGGCACCGACCTGTCCACCGTTACCAACCTCACGTCCGCCCTGCCTCAGGGCATGGTGGATGTTGGCTGGCTGACTGAGGACGGCCTCACCCTCGGCATGTCCGACTCCGTGGACAAGTTCCGTGGCCACCAGGGCCATGGCGTCGTTCGCACGTACATGAGCGAGTCTTCCACCACGCTGAAGGCGGCTCTGCTCGAGGCGAAGCTCGAGATCCTCAAGCGCTACATGGGCGTGTCCAAGACCGAGAAGGTCACTGCGGGGTCCGATTCCATCACCCGCATGGAGGTCTCCTCCTCCCGCAAGGTTGAGGCGCTGACTGGCGTCATGGACCTGTTCGATGTCTCGACGGGCAAGCAGCGTCGGTACATCTTTAAGCGCCTGGAGCTCGGTGAGCGCTCCGACGTTTCCTACAAGGTGGGCGACCTCACGGCCTACGAGCACAATCTCGAAGTGCTCGACGGGTACATTCTGCTCACCAACGAGGGCGGTCTCGCGGTCGCC